GGTACATAGTCGGTGCCGATCACGTAAAGTTCGGTGGCCAGCGGGCGGCGCTCGTCCAGCCAGGCGTGCACGGTTTCCAGCGTCGGGCGATCCGGGCGCGGCGCGGGCAGCGACGTGCCGATCCGCGCGGGCATCACCATCACGGAAACCACGCCCGGCACGCCATCACGCCGCTGCTGCGGCTTGAATCGCTCCAGCACCTCGACCCGGCCCAGTGCGGCGCCGGGCGTACGCAGCGCGAGCTCCTTGTAGTCGGCCGCCGTCACCGCCCGGCCACCATGGCGGATCATCGCGGGAATGCGCGCCTCGGCCACCGCAAGGCTTTCGGCATCCGCGCCCCCGCTGGTCGCCACCGGCTGCAGCACCTTCAGCCGCGGCGTGCCGGATGGCGCGGTGACGGCCTTGATGCTGCCCGGCGGCAGGTTGCCCGCCGCACCGCCGCCGGCGCGCATGCGCGCGACCTGCACCATCCGCCCGGCGCCCGGCACCATGCCACGCACGCCATCGCCGAAGCGGATCAGCCCGGCTTCCGCGTCCAGGCTGAAAACCCGGTCGTCGCGCCCGGCGGCCGCCGTGTCGGGCACCAGACGCCAGGCGCGCAGGCCCTCCTCCTCCTCGACTTCGACGACGAGGCTTGCGGCCTCCACGGACTCGGCGCCAAGCCGCAGCTCCAGCCCCGACGCGCCTGTGCCCTGGCCCAGCACCTGCCGGCCCAGCGTGCGGCGCTGTTCGATCGCCACCGTGTTCACGCCGGCCCAGGCAAGTTTCAGCGTCGATGGCCGCGCCGCGGCGCGCGCGGTGATCGGGCGCATGCGCAGCCACGTGACCAGCCGGGCTGCGATTTCCGGATCGTCGATCCGGGGCGGCCGGTCGCCCACGCCGGCCAGGTGCTGGCGCAGCACGTCGTTGGTGGGCGCCCCCATGTCATCCTTGCCGGGCAGCAGCAGGCGCACCACGCCGGTGCGCGTAAGCCCCGCCGAGCCGTCGGCCAGCACATCGAGCGGCAGGTAGTCGTCGCCAGTGCCGGAATCCGCTCCGGTGGCGATCTCCCACACATGCGGGATGCGCGCGCGGATGCCGATATCGTCGAACGCCTCGGGCATGGCGATCGCCGGCGCGATGCCGACATTCAGCACCCGCCGGCGGTTGCTGCCGCCACCGCCGAGCTCATCGCGTACGGCAGCGACCTGCGCGGCATCCGGTTTTCCCGCCAGCAGCGCGATCCACAGGCAGCCGTCGCGGCTGTCCGCCGCGACGTCGGGGCCGGCGGCGTCGGCGCCGTCGATGAACAGCGGCGTGGTGACGTAGCCGGCCGGCCTTCCCTCGATGGCGTAGAGGTCCTTGAGGTCGGGCAGCAGGTCGGAAAGCGCCCGCTCCTCCTCCGCCGTCGGCTTGCGCTTGATGTAGCAGCGGCCTTCCACCGCGTGCACGGTGAGTTCCGACAGGGTCTCGAACGGCACCGGCTTCTCGACCGGCGTGAACAGGCCCAGGCTGGCCGGGGCAGTTGCCGCCGGATCGCCGATCGAAACCTGTACCAGTCCCTGCGCCGGCACGGCGGGGCGCATGCCGGCCCCGAGCAGGCGCAGGAATGCCAGGCGCTGGCGTTCCGGGATCAGGTTGGCGCGATACAGGATGGTATCGGCAAGCCAGGCAAACAGGTCGATCAGCGTGCGGCCCGGATCGCCCTCGCGAGGGTTCGTCCATTCCGGCGTGTGCGCCGGAATGCGGCGGACCAGATCGGCGACCAGGTCGTCGAAACTGCGATCGTCCAGCGCGGGCGGGCGGATGGGCATCAGCCGGCTCCCACGGGGATGCGGGCCTGCAGCGTACGATTCTCGCCGGTCAGGATCACACGATAGGCGATCGTCACCAGCACCTCGCGCGGGTCAGGCGCGGGATCGACATCGATACGCTCGGCACGGATGCGCGGTTCGTACAGTTTCAGCGCGGCAGTGATGGCATCATGCATGCGCGCGCGCGTCGTAAGGTCGTTCGGCGCGTGCAGCATCGCGGCGATGCCCGCGCCGAACCGCGGGCGCATCAGCTGTTCGCCGGGCGCCGTGCGCAGGATCACCTCGATCATCTGCCGCACCGAGGTCACCGGCTCCGGCCAGGCAAGCGTACCGTCTGAATCCGGCACCGGAAGCAGCGGCCAGCCGCGCGCGACCTGCGGCAGGCGGGGCTTCGCGGTAGCAAGAACGGGTCCGCTCATCGCAGCACGGTCATTTCGGCTTGGGGATGGGAATGCAGATCTTGATCCAGGCCAGCCAGCCGAAGATCAGGTTCAGCAGCGACAGGAAGATGCCAAGCACGATGAAGGCGCAGATCGTGATCGCGGGGATCGAGAAGCTGCAGATCCAGGCGATGTCCAGTCCACCGGTCGAGCCCTCGCCGTCGGCCAGTTTCTTCGGGTCGCCCTTCAGCAGGTTGGCGATCGCCGGCGGCATCTGGAACGCGACGCTCGGCTTGATCTTCTTCAGGTCGGCGATGTCGGGCAGTACGATCTTCGCCGCCGGCCCGTCGCTTTCCCACCAGGGCAGGATGCGGAACGCCTCGCTGTACTCGCTCCAGACCAGTTTCGGCGGGCAGTCCGCATGGCCGCGCACGCGGATAAAGCCGCGCACCGCATAGCGCGCCGACAGCTGGTCGAACTTGGGCGCCGGCGGCGCAAGGGCAGCGAAGCGGCGCGTCAGGCAGGCAAGCGCGAGCGTGCCGAGCTGATTGCCGGCCTCCGCGCTGATCGCGGGCCAGGCCAGCGGCATCGTCAGACCCGCGCCATTGGGCTCGCCCGCGACCAGGATTTCTGCCGCCTGTGCGGCGAAGGTGCCGGCCTGCATCGTGCGGGTCACCCGGCCGAACCGGTCCTCCGCCATCGGCAGGTCGATCACATCCAGCGCATCGCGCAGCGCCCGTGCGGTTGGCTCGTTCCCGAACGCATCGAACTCCACCAGCAGCTGCTGAAGGAATATCGCGAAGGCCTTCAGCCGCCCCTCGGTGGTGCCGTCATCGGTCGGATTGGTGTCGAGCGGCCGCCAGGCGGGATCGAGGGGCTCGCCAGCACGCGGCATGGCAAGGCGCGGACGCTGCTTGAGATATCCCGACAGATGCTCGCGCATCGCCGCCGCTTCGTCCGCCGGCAGGTTGGTATAGTCCGGCGCTGGCGGGGCAACATCGGTTTCCTCGGCGCTGGCCACCGGCACCAGGCCGTACAGCACCGTCCTACCCAGCTTCGCGCACAGGTCCGGGGGCGCCACGAACAGCCCGATGGTCTCCTCGGCGAACACTGACTCGCCGCGGCGGGCCGCGATCAGGTCGGTGATCTGTCGGGCGGCGGGATTGCGCGGGCGCGGGCGCAGTGCCGGATCGGGATCAAGCGAGTCGCCATGCAGCGCAAGCCAGCCCTGGCGGCGCGCCGAATCCTTCATCCATCCGGACCAGCCGCCCGCATCGATCCGGCGGATCACCAGACCCATGCCCTCGAGCTTCGCGGGATCGAGCCGCGGCAGGCCGGGCGTGCGGCAGGCTGCTTCCAGCAGCACCAGATGGAACCGGCGGTGCATCGGCAGATGCAGTTCCAGCACGCCATCCTTGCCGCGACGCCGGCCACGCCGGGCGGCAAGCCGCAGATCGGCATCGGCCGCTGCCAGGTCATCCAGCACGGCACCGATGAAATCGGCCTCGCGCGCGGTCACGATCATCGCCCTTGGCCCGCCGCCACCGAACGGGCGCAGCACGACCTCGTGCGGATCGATCTCGGGCAGGCCCGCCGGCACCCTGCGGCGCAGCGCGGGGTGCACCTTGCGCGGAGCGAGGGCGACGGCGCCTACCATATGTTGCCCGCCCCCGGCGTGTAGGTGTTGCCGACGACCGTGGTCGCGATCAGCGTGGTGCATTTGACGACGCCGCTGAACTTCGCCATGCCGGCATCGACATTGACCATGCCGGCGCTGACATCGACCTTGCTGGCGCTGACCGAAACCTTGGATGCTGCCTGGACCGACACGCCCTGCGTATCCATGGTGACGGTGTTGCCAGCGGCTTCGAGCTTGATCTTGCCGCCTGATTCGTCGGTCAGCGTCGCCTTGACGCCGGCGGGCGTCTCGATCTCGACCTTTTCCTGGCCGCTGCCGGCTTCCACGATCGCGATGCGGGTGCCGTTCTTGCCGGTGAGGGTCCAGCGATCGACGTTCTGCCCGCCGATCGTTTCCGGAATGCCGGTGCCACCGTTCCACAGCGCGCCCACCACCACGGCGGCGCGCGCATCTCCGGCGACCAGCAGCACCAGCACTTCCTGGTCCACATCCGGAATCAGGAAGGCGCCAAAATTGTCGCCGGCAAACGGCACGGCCACGCGCGCCCAGATCGGCGCCTCGTTGTCGGCATCCGGACCCAGCAGCTGCACCTGCACGCGCGACAGGTTCTGCGGGTCCTGCACCGAAACCACCTTGGCCAGGTGCGCGCCGGACCACCAGGCAACGGGCGTGGCGAGGGAATGCAGCGGGATCATGGCCCACGGCCCAGATACGCGCACTCGGCCAGGAAATCGGTGAGGTAGCCGCGCTCCAGGTCGAAGCGGTGCGTCGCCTCGGTGACGCAGTAGGTGTTCTCGAAGAAGGGGTTCATCCCGGCGATCGCTACCTGCGTGCCGATCCTGAGGCCGGGATCGCCCTGGGCCGTGCCATCGACGCGCACGAAGCCGCGGGCCCGGCGGGCATAGATCGATTCCGCCAACTGTCGCGCCTCGGCATCGCTCAGCGCGCCCTGGTGGCCGACATGCTCGCGCGCGGGATCAAGCAGCGGGCGCAGCAGCGCTGGCCCGTCGCGCCCCTCGCCGGGGCCCAGCGCCCCCGATGTCGCAGTGCCCAGCACCGCCTGGCCGGTGGCGGGATCGAAGCCGCCCACGCGCACCTCGCTCGCCTGGTCGGCAAGGTCGGCGGTGATGCGCGCGCGCAGCAGCTCCCTGCCAAGCACCATCCGCAGCGTGGCGCGCGCCTCGTCGGCGTTCCTGCCTACCTGCATCCGGTCCTCCACGAGCTGCACATCGGCATCGAACCGGGCCAGGATGCGGCGCAGGAATGCCAGGTCGCTTTCGTTCATCTGCACCCAGTCGGCGACCGGCTGGTCGAGCCCGTCGCGGATTTCCGGGCGCAGGCCGTGCTCGCCCGCGATGCGGCGCGCAATGTCGGCGGGCGAGGCCTGGTCGTACACGCGGCTTCTGCGCGTCCTGCGCGCTTTCCACAGCCGGTCCTCGGCCAACAGGGTGAACAGCGGGCTGGTATGCGGGCCTGCCTCGGCCTCGATGGCGGTGATCGTACCCTGGAAGATCGCCTGCGGCGTTGCGGTCTCGCCGGCATAGATCGCGATCTCCGCGCCGAGCTGCAGCGGTGATCCGGCGGTGGCGCCGTAACCCGCGCCTCCGTCGCCGAACGCCAGCACATCGACCAGCACCAGCTCCAGGCTGGAAAGTCCACCCGGCTGCTCACGCATCGCCATGCGCATGATGTTCGCCGACAGCAGCGGCAGCGCCTGCCCGTTGATCCGCACCGTGGGGCGCGCGCTGTAGGTTTCGGCTGGCGTGTCGCGCGGCATGGCTCAATCGCACCACAGGCGCCGGATGCGTTCGGCCTCGCGGCGGAGCTCGGCCTGGATGCGCGTCATGTCGGGCGGCTGGCGACCCGGCGGCACGCTGCGCTCGCGCTCCGGCTCCGGCTGGTCCACCACCTGGGCGCTGACATCATCGATGACGACCGGCATGGCATGGCTCCCCTGTTCAGCCCAGGCGCGCCGAAGCATCGGCCCGCGCGCCAAGCTGCGCGGACAGACCCGGCGAACTGCCCGAAACCAGGCGCCCGGTGACGTCGAAGCCGCCGGTCGTTGTGCTGCCCACGGCGGGCGGAGGCGGCGGCGGCGGCAGCAGCTTCGCCGGGTCGATGCGTACCTGGACACTTGCGGTCTTCGATGCACCAAGCCCTGCGAAGGCACCTGCGCTCGCACCGACGCCAGCCGTGGCGCTGGCCCCGAAACCGGCCGAAGCGCCGATGCCGATGCCCACTGAGGCCCCGGCGCCGAAGCCGATCGATGCACCCGCGCCCACACCCGCCGAGGCGCCGGCCCCCGCCGATGCACCGGCACCGAATCCCGCCGAAGCACCGGCGCCGGCCGAGGCACCGACGCCGAAGCCGGCCGACGCGCCCGCCCCGGCCGAGGCCCCCGCACTGAACGAGGCCGCCGCCTTCAGCTGCACGCCGGCGCTGACGGCCACGGTGCCGCCACCGGCCGCGCGCATGTCCTCGATGCCGTTCGCGGCCGCGATCTGGCGCCCGGCCTGCGGTGAGCCCAGTTGCGAGGCCGTCCCGGTGGTGCCGGTACCGCCGGCCGGCATGGTGTTGAAGGTCGCACGCTCCGGCGCGCCCTCCGCCACCTCGTCCATGCGGGTGCCCTGCATCACGACCTGCACGGTCGCGCGCAGCGGCACGCCCTCGTACGACCAGAAATCCAGCGTCTCGTTCAGGGATTCGATCACGCCCGCATAGGTGAAGCGGCCCCAGCGGAACTCGACATTCGGCGGGCGCGGATGATCACCTTCCGGTGCGGTGCCCAGGTACTTCAGATAGGCGGTGTGCCCGCGCACATCCTGGCCGGTGTGCGTGCTGTCGAACACCAGCTCGGTTTCGAGCTTGGTGGTCGTCACCCGCGTCGCCTGGCGCGGCTGGCCACCGCCATTGCCGGAGCTTCCGCTTTCCTCGTCCTGCAGCCGGTTGGTCAGCGACACCTTCAGCGAGGCCGGATTGAAGAACACCGTCATCGCCTCGGAGTCGGCCTGGCCGACCACGCGGAACGTCGCGCGCGTGCGCATCAGGCGACCTCGCTCATCGAGAGGCCGTGGTGCACGAGATGCAGCTCCTCGATCGCCACATCGGTGCCGCGCGCGTTCAGGTCGCCGGCGCGGAACTTCACCGGCATGGCGCTGGTCAGGCGCCAGCCCAGGACGGGCGTGCGATTGTGCAGCAGCGCGATGGAAACGTTGCAGCGCCCTGTCAGGGCCCAGCCGCCGTTGTTCGCGCCATCGGCGCCTGCCCACAGCGACCACCAGCGCCACAGATGGCGCGACTGCATCAGGCCGCGCTTCATCACCACGGTCGCGAAGGTGACCTGGCCCGGCAGCTGCACGACGCCGTAGTTGCGTCCGCCCTCGCGCACGGTCTTCGGCTCCATCGTTGCTTCCAGGCCGGTGATCTCGCTGAAGCCCCCGCTGATCGCGGTGTCGATCCCGTCCATCGGCGTTTCGCTCATGCCCTGGTGCGGCGCGAAGTGCACATGGAACGCAAAGGCGCCGAACGGGCTGCCGGGATCCTGGCCGTCGGGGACGGGTACCGGCATCAGGCGGCCCTCGCGCTCGGCACACCGTCAGACTCACCCATGGCAAGTGTCACGGTGATGCGCTGGATCGGCTGGGACGCGGTAAAGGCAACGGTTGCGATCACGCGCCCTGCGTCGAGGTCGGCCTGCGACATGGTGGTGCGGTCGCAGCGTACGCTGAAGGCTTCGGCAGGCGTGCCGCCGGCCAGCGCGCCCGCATCGCGCAGCCGCTGCAGGAAGGCTTCCAGCTCCTCGCTGAGCGCGGCCCACAGCGCGGGACCGGAATTCTCGAAAATGCGCTGCTGGCCGAGCTGGCGCGCGGCGCGCAGCAGCACGCCCATCAGGCGCGAGATGCCGGCGGCACGCCATGCCCTGTCTTCGGAGAGGGTGGCGTCGCTCAGCAGGGTGAAGCCGGTTGGTCCCTGCCCGACCAGCGCCAGGCGATCGCCGAGCCAATCGGATCGATCGCCCGGCAGGCCGCGCCGAAGCGCACTGGTCGCGAGTTCCGGCAGGCACCTTCGCACACCGCGCAAACTGGTGCCCGCCGCGCTGCGGAACGCCCCCAGCCGCAGCGAAGTGCGCGCGATGGCACCCGCCAGCACGCCATCTGGCGCCTGAACGCCCTCGGGCAGTGCCACGCTGTCGGCGGTTTCCAGCCACGGATAGGCGAGCTGCAGCCGCGCGCTGCCGATGCGCGTGCGTGGCAGCAGCGATCCGCCAGGAAGGCTGGCATCATCCAGCATCGCCAGCGGCCAGCCTTCGGCACCGGCCGCCACGCTGCCGGCGCGGCGCGATGGCAACGGCAGGCTGGCCAGCAGCATCACGTCACGCCGCTGCGCCACCGTGCGCACCGGCGAGAGCATGTCGAGCACGAAGCGCACCGCGCCTGCCCAATCGGCATAGCCGGCACGGTCAAGCCGTGGCGCGCTGACGGCAGGCCGCGACAGGCGGGGCGGGGGCACATAATCGGGCGCCGTGGGCGCGCAGGGCTTGAACTGCTCGGGCGGGGCCGGCGGCTGAGGCAGGTTCGGGATCGGCTCGGGCGCGCCCGCAATGAGCTCCGGCAGGTCGGGCAGCAGCAGCATCGCCGCGTCCTCGACGCCGAAGACGTGCGCGGCACCACGCCAGGTGCGCGGATCGGTCGCCTCGGCCAGTGCACCACGGCCGGAAAGGCCCGGCAGCAACGGCACCCGCTGGGCTGCATCGGGGGGCGGATCGCCGGCCGCCCAGGACAGCAGGCGCCGCTTTGCCGCGGCGGCGGAATCGGGCGCGCCATCGGCCAGCAGCGGCAGCGGATCGCCGGTGCGCACGATCACGGCACGCATGCCGCCCTCGGCGAAGAAACTCCGCACCGCAAGGCCCAGCGGGCAGGCGATGCGGCGTGGGTCGCCGGTGGCCACCGGGCGCTGATCCCAGGCGAACAGCGCATCGAACGCATCGAAACTGTCCACCGCCACCGGCATGTCCAGCAGCGCATCGGTGGCCGCCGCCCCGCGCGTGAGCGGGCCGCTGCCGGCCCAGCCCGCCTGTTCCAGCGCCGCCCGAAGCTCAGCCGGCATCGCCGAGGACCGCCGCCCGACCAGGCCCACGAACAGCGCCACATCCGCCCGCGAGGACAGGCCGGCGGCGGGGCGCGGGGCTTCGCGCAGGATGAGCTCGGGATAGGGCATCGTGCCGCGATCCGTGGAGGGTCAGGTGCTCATTCCGCGAACTCGAACCCTTCCGAGGCGATCACCAGCTCTTCCATCGCGACATCGCTGCTGCTTTTGCCGGCAAGCGTCGGGCCGGTCCATTTCATCGGGCGCGCGTTGATCAGTTTCCAGCGCAGCACCGGGTTGCCCTGTTCGTCGTTCAGCGTGATCAGCACGTTGCGCCGGGTGTTCGGGCTGGTGCGGGTTTCCGAAACCCACTGCCAGAAATTCGTGGTGCCCATGATGCCGCGCTTCAGCGTCACGTCGGCGGCCTTGTGCAGGCCTGGGATCTTCCGTACCCGGTTCTCCTTGTCGTTGCCCTGGCGGTATTCCATCAGCGTGATCTCGGTGCCGAGACCGCTGACATCGGAGAATCCGCCGACCGGGCTCGACGCGTTCGAGCCGTCGTTCAGCTCGACCACGAAATTGAAGGCGCCATAGGGAGTATCGCGTTGCACGGCCATGGGTGTCGCTCCTCACTCAATCGCGGGAATCGGCTGTCTTCTGGCCGATGCGGAAGATCACGAACTCGGCGGGTTTCAACGCGGCCACGCCGACCAGGCAGATCAGCCTGCCGTTATCAAGGTCGTTCTGCGTCATCGTGCTGCGATCGCAGCGGACGAAGAACGCCTCCTTCGGGGTGGTGCCGAGCAGCGCGCCGGAAACCCACTCGTTGTAGAGGAAGTCGGTGACGGTGGTGCGCACATTGGCCCACAGCCGCTCGCCGTTCGGCTCGAATACGGCCCATTGCGTGCCGCGGTCGATCGAGGCTTCCAGGTACAGGAAATAGCGGCGCACGTTCACGTATTTCCACTCGGGGTCCGAGCTCAGCGTGCGGGCACCCCAGACGCGGATGCCCCGATTGGGCAGGGCCCGGATGCAGTTGATGCCGAGCGGGTTCAGCACCTCCTGCTCGCCGAAGCGCACATCGCGCTGCAGGCCAAGCGCGCCGGTCACGGTTTCATTCGCGGGTGCCTTGAACACACCGCGCTGGATGTCGCTGCGCGCATAGATGCCGCAGACGAATCCCGATGGCGGCAGATGGATTTCGCGGGCCTGCGTGGGGTCGGTTGCCGCGAGCGGATTGGAAACCCGCACCCAGGGATAGTACAGCGCCGCGTACTTGGAATCGATCAGGCTCTTCAGCGTGCGTACGCCGTCGGGTTCAAGCGACGGCGGCGTATCCAGCACCGCGATGCGATAGGCCCGCCGCGCCTCGGCGTGCCCGATCAGCAGCTGATTGACCGCGGCCGGCGTGGGCGCGGTGAACGAGGATGCGCCGGGTGCGGCGACGATCGAGACATCCTCCAAAGCCAGCAGGCGGTTGAGCGCCGAGGTGTAGTCGCCATCCGAAGGCGCACCTGTGCCGTCCGACCCGCCGGTCAGCGCCACGCTCCGTTCGGCGGCGGTGCCCAGCAGCCCCTCGCGCAGCGTGAAGGGGGTGATGTTCGAGCCGATCACCAGCACGATCGGGTTGGTCAGCGCGTCGGCCGCCACCGGCGGACTGGCGCCCAGCACCAGGCCGGCATAGCGCGGATGGCGCGGATGGAAGCCCAGCCCGGAAAACTCCGCCGCCACGCCGCTGGCCGACGAGACCTCGACCCCAAGCGACAGCACGGTCACTGCCGCATCGTCGGCCAGCGCGTTCCAGGCGGTCAGGTTCGCCGCCGTCGTCAGCAGCGGATCGTTGCCCGCGCCACCCATCACGAAGAACTCGGCGCCCTGACTGACCATGGTTCCGGCCGGCATGCGCAGCGCCAGCCGCTTCGAACTCGCCAGCGATTCGCGGATCAGCCGCACGCTGTAGTTCACGCCGGGCCGGCCTGGCAGGCTCGATCCGCCGGCGAACCGCGCGTTGAGCGTGATCGCATCGGCCGCAGCAGGCGCCGGCGCGGGCGGAGGCGCCGCGTTCACCGCGCCGCTGCTCGCCGCCACGGCCCCGGCACCCAGCACGCGCGCCACGTAGAGCCGGCCGCCGCCATTCGCGAAGAAGGCCAGTGCCGCGTGCGCCAGGTAGTTGAGTGTTGCGTTGCCGCCGATCGCCAGGTCGTCAACGCTGCCATAGAACCGCTCGTAGTCGGCAAAGGAGGTGAGCAGCGGCGGCGTGACGCCCGAGGTGCCCGCGCTGACCGGCCCGCGGGCGGTGATGCCGACGAAGGCTGCCGTGCTTGTGCCCACGCCCTCGATGGATTTCGAGCGGAAGCTCGTCTCCTCGACATAGACGGCTGGGGCCAGGTATTCGGGCATGGTCTTAGCCTCCTGCGGCGAGCGGCGTGAGGGGTCGGTTGCGGGGCGTCATGGGGTCCAGGCGATCGTGGCTATGCGGGTTCGACCGGCCTCGATGCGCACGCTCTGGGCGGGTGCGATCGAGACGCCGGCATTGGCCGGCAGCGTGTCGGGGTCGATGAAGCCGGTGCCCCGCCGCCGTGCGGCATCGCGCGCGGCCTCGACATCCTCGGCGCGGTGGAAGCGCGCCAGCGCGGGGTCGATCACCGCATCGAGATCGGCGCCGATATCCGGGCGCACCACGGCGCCGGCGCCGGGGCTCGCCAGCGGCACGCCGGGGACGAGCAGCAACGCATCGCCGGCCGCATCGGTGAACGCGCGCGCCTCCGGCCTGCCGCCTTCGGGGCGCAGCCGCACCAGCGCACCTTCCACGCGCCTGCCGTCATCGGCACGGCGCACGGTGACCGCCAGTGCGGCCGCAAGCCCGGTGGGCGAGGCCAGCGGCGTCGGCAGCAGGGGAACCTCCACCGGCTGGAACAGCGAGGTCGCAAGCGCCGCGTTCGCCGGATCGGGATCGCGCGGCAGGCCCAGCACGAAGCGGCGCGCGCCCAGGGCCGGGTCGGACGGACGGATATCGAGCTCTACCTCCACGCTGCCGACGCCCGGCGCCGGGGGCACGGGATCGAACGCGGCGGCGTAGGTCGCCAATCCGGGTGCCCCCGAGACGACCAGGGCGCCGGGACGCTTGACGAACAGGGAAACGCCCTCGCCCCGTACCGTCACCGGCGACAGCACCGGCGCGCCAAGCGCATCGACGAAGGTCAGCAGCGCAAGCGCCCTGCGATCGAGCACGTCGAAGGCGCGCGCCAGCATCAGGCGCCTCCCGCATCGGCCAGCGCATCCGCATCGGCGAAGCCGAAGCGGGTGGCGGCCACGGCCGGCCAATCGGGCGTGGCGCCATGGCCGATGCGGATCACGCGCGCGCGGAAGGTGGTGGACAGCCGGTACTTGATCTGCAGCGCCGCCCACAGCCGGAACAATGCATCGTCGGTCGCGGTTTCCGGCACGATCTGTACCGTCTCGTCCCGCTCCCAGATGCCGGCGCCTGCCAGCACCGAGCGGTCCAGCACCGGATGGGCGGCAAGTTCAAGCATCGCCCACACCAGGATCGACTGCTCCTCCAGGGGCGCGGAGGACCAGGCGGCAAGCAGATAGTGCAGCTCGACCGCAATCGTCGCATCGCCGGGCCGGGTGCGCGGGCGCGGGTGGTCCGACATCGCGATGCGCGTGCAGCACAGCGTAAGGCCGGCGCTGGGTGGCGAGGCGGCGGTGGCCAGCTGCGCAAGCGAGACATGCGCGATCGCCAGCGCCGCCGGCACGGGGCCCAGGCGTCCCTCGGCGGCCAGCAGGTCGCGCCGGGCACGCAGCAGCCCCACGATGCTCTCGCCGGTGGAATTGATGGCGGCGATGGCTGCCATGGCTAGGCCGCGCCTTCGCCGGGGCCGGATGCCATCGCATCGGGGATCGCGCCGTACCGCCCCTCATAGGCGGCGATCGTCGCGGCGATCACCCGGCCAAGTGTGACCAGGTGCACGGGGCTGGTGACGATCCAGGTATGCACGGTCAGCGCCTCGCCCGGGCCGAAGCGCTGGCCGAAGCGCAGCTCGATCTCGGAAAGGCTGAACTCGGCCGCGAAATCATTGGCGTAGCAGCGCAGCCTTCCTGTGCTTCGCGCCGAATCAGCATGCGCCCCGCCGTTGCGCTCCCCTGCCATTCGCCTCTTCCACGCGCGACGGCGCCGTGCCGCCACACGGAGGGTTCAGCAAATGGCGGGCCAGCGATCGGGCGCGAGAGAATCAGTGGCTTCGGCGGCGCTACGCGGGCGGGGTGTCACGGCTCCTGCGACGATCGGTGTGACACAGGCTGTGACAGTGTCACACGTTCGGCGGCGGGCGGCGGATCGGCCGCCAGCCCGCAGCGCACCAGCCGGCGATACAGCGTCATGCGCGAGCAGTTCAGCGCGTGCGCGGCAAGCGTCTTGTTGCCGCCGGCGTGCGCCAGCGCGGCGCGCAGCCTTGCCCGTTCGTCGGACCAGGGGCCGGGCGGATCGACGGCGCGATGCGGCGTGGACAAGGCGTGGCCCAGCGCCTCCGGCAGATCGGCCTTGCGGATGCGCATGCCGTCGCCCTGTACCAGCGCGATCTCCAGCGCATTGCGCAGCTCGCGCACATTGCCCGGCCAGTCGTGGCGGCCCAGCGCCTCGATCGCGGCATCATCGATGCGCGGGCCGGCACGACGCAGCGCCTCGCCCATCTCGGCAAGCAGGCAGCGCACGATCGGGCCGATATCACCACGTCGTTCACGCAAGGGAGGCAGGTGCAGGCGCGCCACGGCGATGCGGTAGAACAGGTCGGCGCGGAAACGCCCTGCCCGCATCTCCGCATCCAGGTCGCGGTTGGTCGCCGCGATGATCCGCACGTCGAAACGGGTAGGTGTGCGCGCGCCAAGCCGATACACTTCGCGCGTTTCAAGTGCGCGCAGCACCTTGGCCTGGCCGGCCGGGCTGAGTTCGCCGATCTCGTCCAGCAGCAGGGTGCCGCCATCGGCGAGCTTGAGCTTGCCGGGATAGGCGGCGACGGCGCCGGAAAACGCGCCGCGTTCGTAGCCGAACAGCTCGCCTTCCAGCAGCGCCTCGGGGATCGCGGCGCAGTTCAACGCCACCAGCGGGCCGGACGCGCGCCGGCTCAGCCGGTGCACCAGCAGCGCGGTGCGTTCCTTGCCGGTGCCGGTCTCTCCGCTGATCAGCACAGTGGCATCGGTGCCGGACAGTTTCCGGACGAACGCGCGCAAGGCCACGATGGCCGCGCTGTCGCCGACCAGCTCGCCGGCGATGTCATCGGGGACCGACGGTGCCGCGCCGGGCTGCTGCGCGGCGAGCAGCATGGCGAGCTCTCCATCGCCGCCGCCGAGATGCAGGAAATCATCGGCGCCGGCACGGAATGCGCGCACGGCAGCCTGCTGCGAGGGATCGGCCGAGGCAATCACGACGCGGGCGCGATCGAACGCGCCGCGCAGGGCTGCGATCAGCGCCGGGTCCGGATCGGCCACGCAGACCACCATTCGTACCACCCGCTGCCCGGCAT